AATCTTTCTTTCAGGAGGTAATGCTTTGGGGAAAGTTAAATCCGGACAGTCAGGGTCGATCCGGTCGTCAGTCAGACCCAAGTCACGTGCGGAACGTGGCACGAAATCTAAGGGCTTTAGTGCGTCCATTCGAACCGTGCTAACTTATCTGTGGAGACTCGGGTGGTTAGCGGATGAAGATGCATTTCTCCGATTGGGTAGACATCTTCAGAGAATGGATAGATTGCAGAAGCAAGATTACCGAACGCCTTTCGGTAAACACCTACATCGGGACGTAATCAGCGCGAGTTGGGGGAAAATCTTATACCCAATGATGAAAGAGTGGGCACCAACCACGGCTACGTATGAAGTAATGTATGAACTCGAATCCTCCAACCAGGCTTTGTTCGGACCAAAGAGTACCCATCAACGATGGGACCAGGACGGCATGCCTGAGAAGGTGGATGGAGTCATGGTTAATACCGGAACTCCACCCGCTCTTCGCAATGAGGCTAAACTGGACGAGACATTCGCACGCCTCGTCAACGCAGTTCCTGCTGATTCCGTCAGCTTTATCGATTTGGATAAAGCTCTTCATGGTGAGAAGCAAGGTAGTGATGAGGATGCATCACCCTATGCTCGCGGAGATATGGATCTCACTACTAATTCTGGCCTGATCCATTGGAAGCCAAAATGGTACCCAACCGCTTCCATGTCTGCTGTTGAAAAGGAACAGGCCGCTGAAGTTTGGGATTACATATTATCACGCATCCAACAAGCTGAACGACGCTTCTTGCGCCAAGAATACCATTACTGGATTGCAGTTGCGTCGCATAGATTAGTTTCCAAAGGTGACAATTGGCGGGAAGAACTGAAGCGTCGTCGTTTGGTCATCGCGCTGGAGAAAGCGGAACCAGTGATGTGGAAACGATTCTTAGTCCCTCTCGATGCTATCCTGACTGCGTGGTCATGGAATGGTGTTGGACCGTTAGTCTCTCATCTGGACCGACCTAACATTGATCGGCATATGGAGACTATGTTGAAGAATGCAAGATCAATGGATCTTGCCGTAGTTTCGGGTGATTTATCCAACTACGACGCGTCGATACACCCTCTACTCATCGAGAAACTAGGCGAACTTTATGCTGCATGGGCGAAGACTCCCCAAGAGAAGGCCATAGTTCGAGGCCTTGCGCGTTCCATGACGAAAGTGGGATTAGTCACACCTAAGCGTGTGATAAAACCTAAATGGAACTCGATGCCTAGTGGTAGTGGCAACACTAACATGGGTGACTCTTTGATCAACTTGATTGTACAGATGTACGGACAGACCATTGGTCTATACGAATTGGCCAATATATCTGTGCAGGGAGACGATTTCGTTACCTTGGGCAATGGTGTGAATCCCGACACCATATCTGAAGTTTTCCAGCTGTTTGGAATGACCGCACACCCGGAGAAGCAATTGTACGTCAAGGAGCATTTGGCCTATTTACAACGCGTGTATATATTGGGTTTCCCTGGCGGCATTGTATCCACTATGCGCACTGTTAATTCCGCCCTGCACTATGAGCGGTTGTCTGCATCAGCGAAACAGTGGAGTGGAGAAGCCGATACGGTCCGCGCCCTTAGTCAGCTGCAGGAATGTGCATTATCCCCTTTCTTCGAACCCCTCATTGAGTGGTTTATGCAATGGGACAAGAAGTTTCATCTCGGCCGGGATATGCAGCCCGGTGATCTACTTAATGCCGCAGGAGAAGCGGGAGTGGAAGCTATTCGAAATGAAATAGACGTGTCTCATAAGCGCGGGCAGGATAAGATTTCGGGGTTTGCAGATTTGGCTGTAAACGGGGTGGTCCATGGTGAACGACTTCCACCATGGGGTACAGAAGCACGTTTCAAACGCGTGTATGGTATAAGGGCTGAGAATTTAAAAGATGCAGC